CATTATCATTCGGGAGTTTAGATGGAGATAAACCTTCAATTAAGTCCTAAGCAGAAGTTAGCCTTTGAGATTCTAAGAGATAAAACTACTACTGAATTATTCTACGGAGGTGGTGCAGGTGGAGGCAAATCATATCTAGGAAACATTTGGCTTATTTTTTCTTGCTTAGCTTATCCAGGTACTAGATGGCTAATGGGTAGGGCTAGACTGAAATCTTTGAAGGAGAGCACGTTTTTGACGTTCTTAGCAGTGCTTAAGGATTGGGGTCTGAAAAAAGACAAAGATTGGAAGTATAACGCAATGGAAGGAGCAGTTCATTTTTCTAATGGGTCTGATGTCTATTTAAAAGACCTATTTCTTTATCCAACAGACCCAGAGTTTGATTCGCTTGGTAGTACTGAATACACAGGAGCTTTCATGGATGAAGTGTCAGAGATATCAGAAAAAGCTAAAATGATTGTAATGAGTCGACTTAGATATAAGTTAGATGAGTTTGATTTAATACCTAAATTATTAATGGCATCAAACCCAGCAAAGAACTGGGCATATAAAGACTTCTGGAGACCATGGAGAGATGGTAAGCTAGATGATTACAAACAGTTCATACCAGCTTTAGTAGGCGATAATCCTTTTATGAGTAAATACTACAAGGAAAATCTGCTAAAGTTAGATAAAAATAGCAAAGAAAGACTTCTATTTGGTAATTGGGAATATGATGACGACCCTTCTATTTTATTCGAGTATGATAAGATTCTTGATATATTTACTAATGAGTACTTTATCCCAACTCATACTCAAAACTACATAAGTTGTGATGTAGCTAGATTCGGCGCAGATAAAACAGTTGCAATAGCTTGGAGAGGATTCCACATAGAAGAAATAAAATATCTAGCTAAGTCAAGTATTAAAGAAGTAGTAGAGCTAGTAAAAGAAATGGCTAAGTTTCACAGAGTGCCTTATTCTAATATAATAATAGACGAGGACGGAATAGGAGGAGGAGTAGTCGATTTTATTAAAGGTTCTAAGGGTTTTATTAATAATTCTACTCCAGTAGAAACAGAGTATACAAGAAAAATCCATAACTACAGAAACCTTAAAACTCAATGTTATTTTAAACTAGCCGATATAGTCCACAAGGGAGATATAGGGATTTATGATGTTCCAGAGGAAATCAAGGGGTTGATAATAGAAGACTTAGAACAGATTAAAGTACAAACACCTACAACAACAGACAAAGTTCTAAAAGAGGGTAAGATAGATGTAATAACAAAAGAAAAAATCTACGAGTCACTTGGTCGTTCTCCTGATTTTGGAGATGCTCTTATGATGAGATGTTATTTCGACTTGAAGAATTATTACAAGCCTTATATTGCATAATTTATATATATAACTTTTCTCAATATATTTAAATCAATTTTTTCTTATTAATTAATGAAGCCAGCCGTACTAAAGCACTACTTAGCAGTATCAGACAATGATAGAGTTCTATCAAATGCATTCAAAGGAGAAGTAGAAGATAAAAACATAAGGTTCCCTAAAGGACTAGGAGCAGCTCATCCTTTTGATTTTGATAGAGTAGATAAAATTATAGACAACGTAGGAATCGCGAATGCTATGGTTGATAAAATAACAGATGCAGTAATAGGTGAGTTTGATATCAAAGTAGATAATGAAAACTCACAAGCTATATTAGACTCATTTAAAGATGAAGCAAATCTCAAATCTAAGTTAAGACCATGGATTAAAGAGGCAATAGCTAAAGGCAATGGTTTTATGGAATTAGACTTAAAAGACGCAAAAAACATAGAACGAATTAGAGTAATGAAGGCTAATAATATGTATGTAAGACGAACTAAGAAAGGAAAAATTCTAGGCTATAATCAATATAAATCAAACGTTAAATTATTCACAAGTAAATCAAAGCCAATTCCATTTAGTCTAAACGAGATAGCTCATCTTGCAATAAATAAAACACCAAATGACCCATATGGACAAGGATTAGTTTGGTCTAATAGAGTTACAGTAGAAAATTATGTAGGTGATGAAGTAGATAAATCTAAATTACTAAGTAGAAAAGCAGGTGCACCTTATCACGTTAAATTAGGCCAACCAGGTGAAGCAGTTAGACCAGGTGATTTGGATGACTTTAAAGCTAATTTGCAATACATGAACAATTCAACAGAATGGGTAACTGATGGTAATTGTGATATTAAACCAATCGATTTAAGTGGAGTAGGAGATAATCTAACAAAAGCAGCAGAACACGATTTAGAACAATTATCAATAGGAATGAAGATACCTATGAGTATTATAGGAACAGCAAACAACCCAGAAGGATTAGCTAAAGTAAACGACAAAGGATTTATTAGGTTTATTAGGTCTATTAGAGTACAAGTAGAAGAAGTAATAGAAAACCAAATACTACGTCCTCTTCTTAGAATGAATAGTCCAAAGTTAGATGAGAAAGTAGAATTCATTTGGGAGCTACCAGATGATGAAGAAAAGCTTGCTAGATTAACTACAATAAAAGAAGGATTAGGACTTTTTGATATATCTCCAGAATTAAGAGCAGCACTTGAAATAGAATACGCAGAGGTAATGGGATTAGACGTAGTAGATAAATTACCAACTCCAGAAGAAGCTCGTAAAAAGGCAGATGCAGAAGAAGCAGAGTTAAAAAAACAAGAAGACCAAGCGCGTAAAGATGAGGAAAATATAAAACAGCCACAAGTTCCTGGGTCAGTTCCTCATGCTAATCAAAAAACTATTAGTTTACTTTCAGAAAAGTATAAATCTAAAATATATTTAGGAGAGTTAGTAAAATGACGAAAGGAGTTTATATAAGAACCAAACCAGCGTGGAATAAAGGAACTAAGGGTATTTGTAAGCCAAATAAGACTAGTTTCAAGAAAGGACAGAAGCAGATTTATGATTCTACTGGTGTTATTTTAACACAAAAACACAAGAATAAAATATCTAAAGCATTAAAAAAGAAGTGTAAAAATGGATATATGCCAAAGAATGTTGGATTAAAAGGAGAATTAAATCCAAGTTGGAAAGGTGGAACATCTTTTTTACCATATAGTCCAGAGTTTAACACTCAAATGAAACTATTCATTAAAGAAAGAGATGATGATTTATGCCAAGTATGTTTTAAAAAAGGAAAATGTGTACATCATATAGATTATGATAAGTTGAATAGTAGCCCAAACAATTTAATTTTATTATGTCAGTCATGCCATAGTAAGACAAATTTCAATAGAGATAAATGGAAGAGGTTTTTTATTAAATGAAATTAAAATGTGGTAATTGCAGTAAGGCTGGTAAATTAATAGAATTTGATGAGTTGTATAAGTGTGAATATTGTAAAAGTCTTAATTTTATACCGGGAGCTAAGAAAACAGCAAATCAATCTATTAAAATAAAACTCACTGAGTCAGACAAAGAACTTATGACTTTAAGAGAGTATGTAAATCTAAAAGAGATACCAGGTTTTAATTATTCAGACTACTTAGTTAAAATACTAAAAAATCTCAGAACAGATAAATTTGATGATTTACTAGCTTTAACAGAGAAAGATTTACTAGAAGGATTACTCCCTAAGAAAGATATAACAAAATTAAGAATAATTCTAAAAGATGGATTTAGAAAAAATAAAACAATAACTCAAATAAAAAAAGATATTCAAAATTCAATTAACTTAAAAGATAGAGTGCAAATCCAAGAAGACGGAAGTAAAAAAATAACTTTAACATCAGAGAAAAGACCAATTAATATAACACGAACAGAAACAGTAAGATTAGCTAATTTAGGCTTAAGAGATATGTATAAAGAAAATGATGTAAGTTCATATAGATGGCTTACTGCTTTAGATGAAAGAGCTTGTCCTATTTGTAACGACTTAAACGGTCAAGTATTTTTAACTAAAGATGGTGAGTCCGGTGTTAATATGCCTCCAGCACATTCCATGTGTAGGTGTAGTATAGTTGGACTTGTAGAATAGTACAAATAACTGAAGATAGCATACCACTTTGTGCTAAGTGTAAAAAAAACAAAGCTATTTGTTATATGAATAATTTATGGATATGTGGACAATGTATTCACGAATATACTCAAAATCAAATTAAATTAAAACAAAAGGCGTTCTTAGAAGGATGAATAAAATACCAAATTGCCCAGTTTGTGGAGAGCCGATGATTAATGCTATTGATACAATAACTAAAAAAATAAGTCCATATATTTGGGAAACAACTTGTGGACATTGTAAAAATCAGAGGTTATTAATTGGATGATAATTGACCCAGTAAGCAAGCAAAGAGTAGTATTTGATAAATATTCAGGTGATGTTCAATATGACGTAATAGGCGGTAGTGCGATTAGTACTCAAGTAGTTTCAAGAATTGGCATATCTGGTTTAACTAGAGGCGACCAATATAACAGAGGACAATCAAATGCCTTAGCTGGAACTATACCAGGATTAGAAGGAGAAAGATTACCAGATTTAGGCGTAACCGGAGAAAACAAACAAACAACAGAACGAGTACAAATAACTCGAAGAGTAGAAGTATAATGGGAACTATAGAATCAAACCAAAAAGAATTTGAAATAAAGATGGGCGTAGGTGAAATTACAACTAATATATTAACGGGAAATTTAAATTCCATTATTATAGATTCTGAAGAGTATGTTTCCATTACTATAGAAAGCTCACTTGGTTATTTAATATTCCACGAAGGACAAATAAAAGGAATTTCATACAATTGTCCAAGAGCAGCAATAAGAGGAGCGATTAGACATCTAGCAGTAAACGACCAATTTGATAAGTTTAAGCTAAATGAAAGTCTAAATATTCGTGTTTCTGGACCTAGTAATGCCGAAGTTACTATAATTATCAGAATTGACTGATATATATAAATTTTCTCAATATTTATATAATAAAATTTTCTAATTAAATAGGTAGTTTAATGGAAGACGTGAAAATAACAAAAGAGAATGGTGTATTTTTTGAATACTTTGTTCCTATTGAATCTAGTGCAGAATTAGATGGCGATTTTAATATAAATGGAATAGCAATAAACGAAACAACTACTACAAACGGACATAAATTCATAGGTGAAGAATTAATGAAAGCTGCTAATACTTTAATCGGAGTACCTCTTTTAAAGGACCATGATAACTCTGTTGATTCTATTGTAGGTAAAGTAAACGCAGCACATTGGGACGAGTCACTTAGAAATATTCCATTTAGAGCAATAGTAAAAGATTCTAAAGTTAAACAATTAATAAAAGATAATTTACTTAATACAGTTTCAGTAGGTGCTCATGTTAAACCAGAAGACATAGAAGAAGCAGATGATGGTTCTATTATTCCTCATAATATTCAATTTAAAGAATTAAGTGTAGTAGCAGTTCCAGCAGATGGCGGAGCAACATTCTCTGTAGCGTTTAATAACGCTTACAAATCACATTCAACCAATAATGTTGGAAAAAGTCTTGAAAGGAGGAATAATATGACAGAAGAAGAAATTAAGTCTGAAACTCCAGAAGAATCTAAGGAAGAACCAAAGGAAGAAAAAGAGGAGCCTAAAGAAGTTGTTACTGAGGAAAAAGTTAAGTCTTGGGTTATTGATGCAATCAAATCTATGAAAGAGGCGGATGCTGACGAAGTACCTAAAGAAGAGCCAAAGGAAGAACCAAAAGAGGAAAAAGAAGAACCTAAGGAAGAGCCAAAAGAGGAAGAGGAGGAAGAAGACGATA